GCTTGCTACTCGCTCGCTGATGCTCGCTCGCCCTACGGGCGTGCTTATATTGGTTTACTGTTATTATGCGATTGTTGGGGTGGTTGTTATTTTGTTTGTTTAACCCCTCAGACAAATTTTTTAAAAGCCCCCCAGCTAGCTTAAAGATTATTATTATTATTATTATTATTATTATTATTATTATTATATACATTTATATATACATATATTTATATACTATCATTATCTTACTATTCCATGAAAAACAACAAAATGATAACCCTAGATGTGAAGTTAATTGAGAAACTACAGGAAACAAAGAATGTTTCAAAGTTAATAGAGGGTTTGTTAATGGATTACTTTTATGGGGGCGGAGGATTGGAAGAAGAGGAAATGAAGTTAAAAATTAAGGAACTACAACAGGAGATAGAAAGGGATACGGAAAAAATATTATTAATTAAGGACAAGTTGTCAAAAGTTAAGGTTAAGAAAGAAGAAGTTCAGAAAAAATTTAACAAAGTCCCGGAACACATTTTAGATGATTTTAGACAATTTCCAATGATGACAGAAGAAGCCCTAGTGACAAGATATGCAGAATACAAAGGAGAAGACTGGGAATCAATAAAAGCAGCTTACAAGGAGTATTTTAACAAATGATAATTAATGAAAATTGGTCGACACAGCAATATAAAAATAAGAGAGCAAGGTTTGAAGAAATACATCAAAGAAATGTTCAAATTTTAAAAGACCTAAAAGCAGGGAAATTAAAACAAAATAAACACAAAGGGATTTCTAGACATAACACGGAGGTATATAATGACTGAAACTCCTAGAGCCCAAATTTACGGCACATTAAGACAATTATGGATGAGAAGCAGAGAAAGAGCAGAATGTTTGAAGAGAGACTCATATACGTGTCAAATATGCCATAGGAAGCAATCTAAGAAAAAAGGACAGGAACTTAGTGTCCAAGTGCATCATAAACAAGGAATCACTAACTGGCAGAAAATTATAGATCTATTAAGAGAAGAAATGCTCTGCAATCCTAAATTATTAACAACTCTCTGTAAGGAATGTCACGATGAAATTAGATAAATGGCAAGAAAATGTCTTAAAAACACAGGGCCACATGGCAATATGCGCAGGAAGACAGGTTGGAAAATCCACAATTATCTCACAGGATGCAGGAGAATTTGCACTTAATAACCCAAATAAGACTATAATGGTGATTGCAGCAGTAGAAAGAAGCGCGCTTCTACTTTTCGAGAAAGTTCTAGATTATATCTATAATAAAGATAAATTTCAAATTAAAACTGGGAAAGACAAAAAAACTGGGAAAGTTTACAGACCAACCAAACACACATTAAATTTAAAAAACGGAAGCACTATTCATTGCCTCCCAACTGGAGATAGCGGTTACGGAATAAGAGGTTATACAATAGACAGACTATACGCAGATGAGGCCGCATTCATCAAAGAAGAGGTCTGGGCGGCCGTAACTCCAATGTTGGCAACAACAGGAGGGGACATTGTTTTACTTTCAACTCCAATGGGAATTGACAACTATTTCTACAGAATGTTTCATAATGACAATTTTACAAGTTTTCATATTAATGCAGAGGATATTGCAGAAAATCGAGAAGAACCGCAAAGAACCTATTTAATGCGCCACCAAAAAGAAGAAAGAGAGAGGATGACTAAACTTCAATATCAACAAGAATATCTGGGATTATTCGTAGGCGGCATTCAAAGATTGTTTTCTGACGTTCTCATTGACGCTTGTTGCACTATCGACCCGGAAATTAATCGACCATCTTCTAGGGCCGATAGGTTTCTTGGAATTGATATTGCAAGGAAAGGAGGAGACGAAACTGTGCTCTGTTCGGTAAACCGACTAACAGGAAACAACATTAAAATGATTGACCTAACTATCCCAGACCCACAAAGTTTGACAGACACGGCAAGACTAATTCTGCATAAGGATAGACAATTTAATTATAAAAAAATATATATTGATGCCATAGGAATTGGCGCAGGAGTTTATGATATTCTCTTTGACGACAGACAAACAAGACTAAAGGTTGTTAGTATGAAAGCCTCAAAAAAAACTTTTGATAGAGAACAAGGAAAAAAAGATTATAGAAAAACAACAACAGATAAAATTGATTGGTATAATAATTTAATAATATTAATGGAAAAGGGTGAGATTGAATTATTCGACGACCCAAGAGTTAGACATAGCTTGAGAACAATGCAAATATCTTTCGAGAACGGAGTCGACAAGATATTCGGAACATATGACCACATTGCGGACGCAATAGCTTTTGCTGCACATTGCGCAAAAGACAAGACTTTAAATATTATGGCTTTCTGTTAGAGACATGGCATTTACAGGAATAACCGCAACGGAAGCAGAGATAGACCAGAAGTCAGGAGCGAACGTTTCTACAAGTTTTACAGACACAATGAAAACTCAAGCACTTCTTCAAGCGGAAAGTTTACTAAATGTTAGAACAAAATTTAATTGGAGTGATGCTTTCTTGACACTTGACGCAGACGTTAAATATTTTGTGACGCTGGTGACATCTTCAAAGGTCGCAATGGAAGCAATTAAATATGACATGGGAGATTTTAATTCGAGAGGAGAAGCAGTTGATATGATTAACATATTAGACGCAGACGTTAAGATGGGACTTCAAATATTAAAAGAGAGAGCGCAACAAACGTTCTCAGCAGGGGTATAATGGCACATGACTTCAAAAGATTCCCAGAACTCACAAACAACCAACTTCAATTTTACTACTGGGGAAGTCCTCATAGACAAATTACTGACGATTTTGTGGCGGAAGTTATTAAGGTTACGGATGGGGACACTATTCGTGTTCGTTGGGATGGAAGAAATTTTGATTTCCCTGTTAGACTGGCGGGCATCAACGCGCCAGAACTCAACAACGGGGGTCGTGAAAGTAAGGAGTGGTTGCGAAAAGAACTGGAAGGTGAAGAGGTGGAAATCTTGATAAACGAAAAAAATCGAGTCGGAAAATTTGGAAGACTAATCGGAACAATAATAATTGGTGGAATAAATATAAATCAAATGAGTAGAGACTTCGGTTTCTCGGAGGAGTTTTAATGGTAGGCAGTAATTTATTAAAATCAAACCCAGAGTTTATTTCTAGTTTTGATTTCGTTGATATTTTAAGAGGAAATTCATATCTAACATTGAACGGCGGATATGCAAACAGAGAAGGCACAACTTATGAAAGTTACACAACGGGAGAGGACGCAAACTTAGACGCAGTAGCTGGAAACTGGGTAGCTCAAACATTTACAGTTGGAAATACAGGGGATAACGTAGACTTTTGGGTAACGCATGTGAAGTTAAAAATGTCAAACATAAGCACGTTCGATTTAGTGATTACCATTCAAGAAGTCGACGGAACAGGAAAACCAAACGGAACAATATTAGCACAAAAAACATTAACAGCAACAGAAATTAAAGGAGTCAATGACTGGGTAACTTTTAGCTTGGAAGATGGAGGAACAGCAAAACTAGAGGCAGGGACAAAATATGCAATAGTTCTTGACCCAAATGGCACAACGAGATTAAGAGTAGATGATTCAGCACCTACCTACACGGGGGGAAATATTTTAGAAAGTGGAAATGGGGGCGCAACATGGACGGCAGACACAGGCGCAGATTTGATGTTTGAAGTTATTGGTTCATTAAAAAATCCGTTAACTCTATTCACGCAATCATTTACGTCAGTTCCAAATTCTAATGCTATATTGATTGAGGCAAGCAGCACAGAATTATTCGCTGACAGAGGAAACCTAGACCTAGATTTAGAAATAAATAAAACAGCGACGGTAGAGGGATTGGCAATTATGGAAGTAAAAGGAGCACTTAGTGGGACTGATGTTTGGATGTATTATGTAAACGAAATATATCATGTAGATTCAGATGGAGTTGAGACACTACTGGGAACTGCTCAATCGACAACAGGATATCACGAAACATCTCTAACACTAGACACAACAACAGGCTTAGATCTAACAAGAAAAAGATTTAAAAGAGGTGAAATTCTAAGAATTAGAATAAACGCATACGCAAAATTAGAAGGATTCGGTTCAGGCTCTCCACCAATAACATTCACATGGTCGGATTTTAGGGCGTTAATACCGTTCAGGACATTTATGTAAAATGACAGAAAACTTAATAGGCTCAATGATTTCAAGCGATTTAACAAACGCAGTTAAAGATTTTAGCGTAGCGAGTGAGACAACAGATGCAGGAGGAGAGAAAACAAACATTTGGTATAATGATAATGCAGCGCAACAACTAGCTTATTATAAAAAAATTCCTGAATATAGAAGTGTTGTTGATGCCAAAGCAACGTGGACCGTAGGAAAAGGTTCTGAAGCAGACGAGATAACAACAATGCTACTAGACACGATTAAAGGTTTTGGTAAAGATACATTTAACACAATTTTAGAAAACTTGGCACGTTGTAAAGAAATTTATGGGGATTCTTTCGCTGAAATAATAAGAGACGACGAAGACAATTTAATTAACATTAAAATTTTAGATAACAGCGTCATGGGAATTGAAGCAGACGAAAGAGGTATTGTAATTAGTTACGAACAAAACGGAAAATTAAAAAATAAGAAAACTAAAACATTTACTCCTGATAAAATATTTCACTTATCAAGAAACAGAACTGCCGACGAAATACATGGAAATAGTTTATCAGAAGCTCTTGAATGGATAATTTTAGCAAAGAACGAAGTTATGAAAGATATGAGAACTCTTATGCACAGGCACGTAATTCCTCAATGGAAA